AGACCAACCAAGAAGCAGCTTCGCGCCGCCGAAATGGATTGGTCCAGGGTCCTCTCTAGGATTGGATACCTGAAAAGTCAGGAGAAAGACAAAAAGTTGAAGGATACCTTGCGTGAAAAGATAAAGCAGCGGATCGATGCTTATATCCGAAGAGAAGAATTAGAAGATTCTATATGGAGTGATTACCTAAGAACAGGTGGCGAGTGGGGTCTTGTACCCGACGCGGCCTGGCAGGTAGAATCACCGCTCTACCCACATCTCGGTGGAGAACGTGGAAGGTGGACCCAGCATGACTGGGATCTCGACCTTCAAGATCTCTACGAGCGTTTTGACGAGGCTAAAGCTGTCCAGGAGGTACGACGTACCACCCTAGAACTGTTTAAGGGCCACGCAATAAGCGCACGCGATGCGCAGGGTTTCTTCCCGAGTTTATCCTCGAATTATGTAAATAGTAGAGCCCGAGCGGGCGCACTTAGTACAATAATCAAGGACCACCCCGAACTTTTTATCGACCCGTTTGGAAAGGATATCCGCGAACCTGGCTATCGCTTAAATGTGAAAAACATTTGTGATAGGGAGGACTGTGAATACCTGATCAAACAGGCGTCGAAGCTTTCGGACGGAATTTACCGCCGGAAGCAAGTCGAGGAGGATGAGGAAAAATTTGATGAGGAAGAAGCGAGTAGTCTAGAAGAGAGGTTGCGCGAGGGCCGTAGTTTACCGGTCTATGTTGCTGAATTGGATGACGTGGAATGGAAATTCCAGATCCTCTTGGCAAACATACGGAAACTGTGTTGGGAGGAAGAAAACCTTGCCGTCCCAATCGCTCTAGCTGAAGCTCTGAAGATTCGAACGATTAGCAAGATGGCGCCCTTACGGACGACATATCTTAAAATTGTTCAAAGATTCATGTGGAGGATCCTAAAAGGGATTCCTCAGTTCAGGCTTATTGGCGAACCAATCTCCGAAGAGATTATCCAGGGGGCCTTTGGTAGTAAATTGAGGGAGGGCGAAGCCTTCCACTCAGGGGACTACAAGGGAGCCACGGATCACCTAAAGTCTATCTGTTCCGACGCGGTCGCATATGCACTAAATGAGTGTGAAGCGATCGGTGTCGAAGACTCCAAACTTTTCGTCCAGAGTTTAACACAGCATGAGTTAGCTGTGGTAAACGAAGAAGGAAAAATGGTTGGGAAAGAGAGACAAGAGGTGGGACAGCTTATGGGCGCAGTTACATCATTCAACGTCCTTTGTGTCATCAACGCTGCCGTTACTAGAGCAGCTTTTGAAGAGATGACCGGGAGGAAGGTTCCGATCCGGAGCCTCCCTGCCTTATGGAACGGGGATGATGTGGGAGTGAAAGCACCTATCGTTTACTATAGGTACTGGAAGTACTGCACAAGTGCAGTCGGACTTCGTGAGTCGGTCGGGAAAACATATGTTTCGAGAGAGTTCATTGAACTCAACTCGAGACGCTTCAACTATTCCTCAGATCCCCTGGAAGACCCATTCCTTGAATGGGACCCCAGAGAAGAGGAACTGGTTGATCGTCCCCGACACTTCCAACAGGTGCAGTTTGTGAACTCAGGTTTGCTCAATGGAGTCAAAAGGAGTGGAGAATCACTGGGTCTAAAAGACCTCGATGAATACTCCTCTCTCGGGCACCGGGCGACTGATCTTGTTAGATCAAGTCCCGAGTGGCTCCGAGACAAAGTCCTTTGGAACTTTAGAGAAAAGAACCATGAGTTACTGTCTACACTGCATCCAATCCCTATGTTTATTCCAACTTCTCTTGGTGGCCTTGGATTTCCAATTCTTGAAGGCACAAGTCATGTGCCCTCCAAAACAGACCTCCGGTTGGCCCAGCGGATCTATAGTTCTACAGATCCAAGTTGGAAACCAGAGATGTTAGGGGGGAAGAAATTGGGGTGGGTGATTAGGAAACTGGCAGCGAAAAGACTACCAGCGCCTACCAAGAGAGTTTTCCACTCGAAGGAGACCGGGTCAGAGATTGACGTCGGGGAAACCTCCTTTACGAGGGACTACGAGAGTTTGTTGGGCCGAGCAACAGTTGCCCTCCTGTTCGATTCAACTTTGACACTAGCAGATTTTCATCCGCGGTATGATAAGTTGGGAAAGATCAAGAGCGATGCAGAACTAGCTAGAATGGAGAAAAATTCATTCAAGCAGTTGCACCGAGCGATCAACCACAATCGAAAGATCTGGAGTCCGAAGATGGACTTCGATCATTGGAAGGGGAAGTTGCCTCAACCGATCGACCTTAGTTGTCTTGACGAAGTCCCGAAGGAAGGCCTCACGGTCTTCTACGGGGAATCGATGACAAGTAAGATAAAATCGGTAAAGGGTGGCACTAGTGTAATTACCGAGACAACCCTGAAGAAGCCAAGTTCCTTTGATTTGATCAATGGGAAAATGGTATTCAG